AGAAAAATATTATCGTTCAAAACATAGATTCAACAAATTCTGAAATTTATGTGATTGTAATAAGAACTATTACAACCACAGGTAATGCCGTTGCTAACGTTGCTGCTGCTCTTCAATGGAGGGAGATTTACTAAATTATGAGTGAAGTTTATCTTGGTAATCCTAATCTAAAAAAAGCCAATACTAAAATTGAATTTACTCAAGAACAAATTCTTGAATTTTTAAAATGTCAGGATGATCCAGTTTATTTTGCAAACAATTATATAAAAATTGTATCTCTTGATGAAGGATTGACTCAATTTCATCCTTATCATTTCCAAGAAAAATTAATTAATAATTTTCATAATCACAGATTTAATATCTGTAAAATGCCTAGACAAACAGGAAAGTCTACAACTGTAGTTTCGTATCTTCTACATTATCTAATTTTTAATGATAGTGTAAATATTGGAATTCTGGCTAACAAAGCTGCAACTGCTAGAGAATTGTTAAGTAGATTAGCAACTGCATATGAAAATCTTCCAAAATGGATGCAGCAAGGTATCATATCATGGAATAAAGGTAACATCGAATTAGAAAATGGCAGTAAGATATTGGCAGCTTCTACATCTGCAAGTGCTGTCCGAGGCATGTCGTTCAATATCCTCTTCCTCGACGAATTTGCGTTCGTTCCAAACCATATCGCAGATTCCTTCTTTGCATCTGTTTATCCTACTATTACTTCTGGTAAAAGCACGAAAGTCATTATAGTTTCTACTCCACATGGTATGAATCACTTCTACCGAATGTGGCATGATGCAGAAAAAGGTCGAAATGAATATGTACCCACAGACGTTCATTGGTCTGAGGTTCCAGGTAGAGATGAGGCGTGGAAAACGCAAACAATTGCCAATACATCGGAGCAACAATTCAAAATTGAATTTGAATGTGAATTTTTAGGATCTGTTGATACTCTCATTGCACCAAGTAAACTGAAAAGTTTTGTTTATGAAAATCCCATACAAAAAAATGCGGGATTAGATCTTTATGAAGAGGTAAAAGAAAACCATGACTATGTAATTACTGTTGACGTTGCTAGAGGAGTCAGTGAAGATTATTCAGCTTTTGTCGTTGTTGACATAACTTCATTCCCACATAAAGTTGTTGCTAAGTATCGAAACAATGAAATAAAACCAATGTTATTTCCAAACATCATATATGAGGTAGCAAAAAATTATAATGGTGCTTATATTTTATGTGAAGTGAATGATATTGGTGATCAAGTGGCATCCTTGCTTCACTACGATTTAGAGTATCAAAATGTGTTGATGTGTTCTATGCGAGGCAGGGCAGGTCAAATTGTTGGGCAGGGGTTTTCTGGAAAGAAAACCCAACTTGGAGTTAAAATGTCCAAAACAGTTAAAAAAGTTGGAGCACTCAATCTAAAGACAATGATTGAAAGTGATAAACTTTTGTTTAAAGATTATGAAATAATATCAGAACTTACTACGTTCATTTCAAAACATAACTCATTTGAAGCAGAAGAAGGATGTAATGATGACTTAGCAATGTGTTTGGTTATCTATGCTTGGTTAGTTGCACAGGATTATTTTAAAGAATTAACAGATCAAGACATTAGAAAACGTTTATATGAAGAACAAAAAAATCAAATTGAACAGGATATGTCTCCTTTTGGATTTATTTCCGATGGTCTTGATGATTCAAGTTTTGTGGATGTTGATGGAGATAGATGGTTTACTGATGAATATGGAGATATGGCATATATGTGGGAATACAAATAATGGAACTCGATGGTCAAATAAAATTAGGTCATTTATTGCTTGCTGACAGGAAATGTAGAGTTTGTGGGGAAATAAAAAATTTAATTGACGGATTTTATCAAACCAGAAGAGATAGGGGACCAGTGCTATCTTCATATTCATATGAATGTAAAGAATGCACTGTAAAAAGAGTAATTACTAGTCGAATTACTTCATCAGTTTTAGATAAATGGGAATATCCAGACTGGTAATTTGTTCACGTCACATTTCCCCTGTGAAAAGTAACTTTTTAATAAATATTTTTTAGATAAACTGAGTATTTACGGAGAAAAACATGGCGACTCCTCAATTATCTCCTGGTGTACTTACAAGGGAGGTTGACTTAACTGTAGGAAGAGCTGATAATGTTTTAGATAACATTGGTGTTATTGCGGGACCTTTTCCAATTGGACCTGTAGATGAACCAATTGACATTTCGACAGAACAAGATCTTATCAACGTTTTTGGTAAGCCTCTTTCAACAGATGCACAATATGAGTATTGGATGAGTGCTTCTTCATTCCTTTCATATGGTGGAGTTTTAAAAGTTGTCAGAACTGGAGGTTCGGCACTTAACAATGCAAATGCTGGGGTTGGCATTGCATATACAACAGATTTAGATATTAATAACTACGACGATTATATCAACAATCATAGTGAAGCAACTGATTTTACAGTTGCTGCTAAAAACCCAGGATCATGGGCAAATGGACTCAAAGTTTGCATCATTGACGATAAAGCAGATCAAATTATCGGTATTGGTACAACAAACTTAAGAACAGCAGGTGCAACAATTGGTGCAGGTGTTAGTGCTTCACTTACAAACGCAGTTTTACCTGGTACTGGATCAACTTCACTGTTTACTGGTTATTTAAAAGGTATCATCACAGGTGTCAGCACAGATGCAACAAATGGTGCTAGCAAAATTGAAGTTAAGATTGTTTCCAGAGTTTCTTCTGGTGGCACAGAGACTGAAATTGATTATGCAGAGGGTTCTTCACTGAATTCGTATACAACATCTTCAGATCTTCGTTTTATTAATAGTGCTGGAATTGCAACAGGACTTTCAGCAAGTGCAACATATACTCCTGCTACAATTGCTGATTGGTACGATAATCAACTTTTGGGTCTGACAAATAGTACTGTATATTGGAAGGAGATTGCTCCAAAACCAGTTACAAATAAGTACTCTCTTGATGCTAATGGCAAAAATGATGCACTTCACATTGTTGTTGTAGATGACAACGGAACTATTAGTGGAATTCGTGGAAATATTTTAGAAAAGCATATTAGCCTTTCTAAAGCACTTGATGCAGTTTCAAATGTCAATGCACCACAAAAAATTTGGTACGAGCAATATGTTGCAGATTTTTCTGCAAATATTTACTTTGGATCAAATCCATCAAACTCTGCAGATTCATATTGGGGAACAGCACCAGTAGCAACTGGATTCACAACATATTCAGGTACAGCATCTGCATCATTTACTCCAATTACAACAGCAGATGGTCTTTGGGGACAAAATTCTCAAGGAATCACTTATAGTGGAATTGGTAACACAACATACACTCTTGGTGGTGGTGTTGATTATTCCTCATCGGGTGGAATGAAACCAACTCTCGGAAGTTTAATCACATCATATGGATTATTTGAGAATAAGGATGAAGTTCAAGCAGATTATATCATCATGGGTCCTGGATTTGATTCCAGATCGGATTCTCAAGCAAAAGCAAACTATTTGATTTCTCTTGCAAATAGTAGGAAAGATTGTGTTGCTCTGATTGGACCACATAGAGGAGACCTAATTGGTATTACCAATACAACCACACAAACAAACAACTTAATCAATTACTTTAGCTCACTACAATCTTCTTCATATGCAGTTTTTGATAGTGGTTATAAGTATACCTATGATAGATTCAATAACAAGTTTCGTTATATTCCAACAAATGCTGACATTGCTGGATTGATGACAAGAACTGCTATCGTAGCATATCCTTGGTTCTCACCTGCAGGACAACAAAGAGGTATTATTAATAATGCAGTAAAACTAGCATATAATCCAACCAAAGCACAAAGAGATAAACTCTATCCAGCAAGAGTTAACTCAGTTATTACTCAACCTGGTGTAGGAACTCTCTTATTTGGTGATAAAACTGCATTGGGATATGCATCTGCATTTGACAGAATTAACGTTCGTAGATTGTTCTTAACTATTGAACAAGCACTGGAAAGAGCTGCACAAGCACAACTTTTTGAACTCAATGATGAACTGACCAGAGCAAACTTTAAGAACATTGTTGAACCATATCTTCGTGATGTTCAAGCAAAGAGAGGTCTGTATGGATTCTTCGTTGTTTGTGACACAACAAACAATACTCCTGATGTTATTGATAATAATGAATTTAGAGCTGATATTTTCCTGAAACCAACTAAGTCAATTAACTACGTAACTCTTACATTTGTTGCAACCAGAACTGGTGTAGCATTTGAAGAAGTAGCAGGCACAGTTTGATCATTATCCAATAAATAACAAAAGGAGGAAAAAATCATGGCAAGACTCAAAACAATCTCCCAATTTAAATCAGCACTTGCTGGTGGTGGAGCTCGTCCCAATCTATTCCAAGTCGAGTTAACAACATTCCCAACTGCAGCTGTTGGGGCTAACTGGGATGCTGATAAGTTTACATACATGTGCAAAGCAGCTCAGTTACCTGCATCAAACATTGCTTCAATTGATGTTCCTTTCCGTGGAAGAATTTTTAAAGTTGCAGGTGACAGAACATTTGATACCTGGACCGTAACGATCATTAATGATGAAGACTTTAAACTCAGAAATGCGTTTGAAGCATGGATGGAAGGAATCTCTAAACTTGATAATAATTTGGGTGCAACTTCTCCAGCTGCATATATGTCTGATGCAACAGTATACCAGTTGGGTAGAGGTTCTTCATTAAACAGCACAACCAATGCTGGATCTGATAACTCTGTTCTCAAAACATACAGATTTAAGGATATTTTCCCAACAAATATTTCTGCAATTGATCTTTCATATGATACTGGTGATACAATTGAGGAATTTACGGTAGAATTCCAAGTTCAATCTTATGAACTTATTTCTAATAGTGCAGCATCTAGAGCATAATAAATAGAAGAAAGTTAAACATAAATTATGGCAAAATTATTTGGATTCTCTATTGAGGATACTGATCCACTTTCTCCTAGTGCCGTCTCCCCCGTCCCTCCTAATGATGAGGACGGGGTTGACCACTATATGAGTAGTGGTTTTTTTGGTTCTTATGTAGATTTAGAAGGAGTATATAGAACAGAGTTTGAATTAATTAAAAGATATCGTGAAATGGCTCTTCATCCGGAAGTCGATAGTGCCATTGAAGATATTGTAAATGAAGCAATTGTCTCGGATACTAATGATGTACCCGTTCAAATTGATTTGGATAATTTAAATGCAAGTGATGGGATTAAAAAAACAATTAGAAATGAATTTAAGTATATCTTAGATCTTTTAGATTTTGATAGAAAATCTCACGAAATTTATAGAAATTGGTATATTGACGGTAGATTGTACTATCATAAGATTATCGACTTTAAAAATCCACACGAAGGTATTCAAGAACTTCGTTATATTGACGCAATGAAAATGCGTTATGTTAGACAAGAAAGAAAAAGACCAAATGATAAGTTGAGAAATATACAACTCATTCAAAGTGATAATCCTATGGATTATGAATTTCCTCAATTGGATGAGTATTTTATTTACAATCCAAGAACAGTATATCCATCAACAAATCCAGCTCAAACCGGATCAAGTCAAGGAATTAAAATTTCAAAAGATTCTATTACGTATTGCACTTCAGGACTAGTTGACAGAAATAAAGGAAATACACTTTCATATCTTCATAAAGCAATTAAGGCTCTTAATCAATTAAGAATGATTGAAGATTCTTTAGTTATTTACAGATTGTCTCGTGCTCCAGAACGTAGAATTTTTTATATTGATGTTGGCAATCTCCCAAAGGTAAAGGCAGAACAATATCTTCGTGATGTTATGATGCGTTATCGCAATAAACTTGTTTATGATGCAAACACTGGTGAAATTCGTGATGATAAAAAGTTTATGGCGATGCTTGAGGACTTTTGGCTTCCTCGTCGTGAAGGTGGTAGAGGAACTGAAATCTCCACTCTCCCAGGTGGACAAAACCTTGGAGAAATTACAGATATTGAATATTTCAAGAAAAAACTCTATCGTTCTTTAAATGTTCCACCATCAAGAATGGATGGAGAAGGTGGTTTTAACTTGGGACGTTCTTCAGAAATCCTGAGAGATGAACTCAAATTCACCAAATTTGTTGGACGTTTGAGAAAAAGATTTTCAAATATGTTCAATGATATGCTCAAAACTCAACTCATTCTTAAAAATATTATTACTCCAGAAGATTGGGAAACAATGAGTGAGCATATTCAATACGATTTTCTTTATGATAATCACTTCGCAGAATTGAAAGATGCGGAACTTTTGAATGAAAGACTTACTATGGTTGGAGCTGCAGAACCATATGTTGGAAAATATTTTTCACAAGATTATGTCCGTAGAAAAATCCTTCGTCAAACTGATGAGGAAATTCTGGAGCAGGATAAGATTATTGAAAAAGAAATTAAAGATGGAGTTATTCCAGATCCAAGTGCAGCACCTATCGATCCGTCAACTGGAGCTCCTTTAGATCAATCAGCACCAATGGATCTTGGAGCTCCCGTAATGGAACCAAATCTAGATTCTCAAGGAAAAGCAACAGAAGCACCAGAACTTCCCAAGGGTGGGGAGATATAAATATTCTTAGTCAATCATTCATGAATTAAAATGGAAGAACTTTTAGATATGATTGTCACCGATGAAGCACCTTCGCAAATTAGTGACAAAATTAAGGAATTACTCTTTACAAAATCAGCAGAAAGAGTTGATTCCTTTCGTCCTATGGTAGCAACTTCACTTTTTGACAATGAAGTTGAAGAGGATGAGACGGAAGAGTAATTATAAATAACTACTAAAGTGTATTTTTAAAAATAATGGCTCATAAGACTGTCGGGGTGAACTCTTCATTTACGATTAGTGGAACTTCCGCTCAATCGGCAGCAGTTTCCCATCAATCGGAATTTGTAAGATTTGTTTCTATTGGTTCTTCAGCACATGTTGCAATTGGAACTAACCCAACTGCAACTGCTCAAGACTACTTTATTCCTGTAAATTCTCCAGCAACTCTTGCAGTGGGAATGCCCGCATCTCAAAGAGTTGTTGGAATTACAACGGGAACTACAACAATCTTAGATTTTCCAGAAGGGACTGGATCACCATTTGATGTTGGTGACACGGTTTCATTGTCAGTTACTGGGCAGTCTTATTATGATTTCACTCATAAATTCGTAACCTCCGTAAACAGATCATCTAATGTGGGTGGTTATTTTAGCACAAGAGTTATTGTTGATCACAATTCATCTGGGGTAGTAACTGCTTTAAGTTCTCCCTATGCAGAACTTAGAGGTTCTTTTAAAGTTGCAGCTTTAGGAACTGGTTCCGGCACAATTCACTTCCAACAAGTACAAATAGCAGGAAACGCTTAAAATGAAACTTATTAGAGAAGAAATCGAACAAGTAGAATTTATCGTTGAAGAAAATAACGGTAAAAAATCACTGTACATTGAAGGTATTTTCCTCCAAGGTGATATTAAAAATCGCAACGGAAGAATGTATCCAATGGAAACTCTTCGTCGTGAAGTTGGAAGATACAATGAAAACCATGTCATGGCAGGTAGAGCTCTTGGAGAACTTGGACATCCAGACGGTCCAACAGTTAATTTAGACAGAGTTTCCCACAAAATTGTTTCTTTGAAAGAGAGTGGTTCCAATTTTATTGGAAAAGCAAAAATCCTTTCAACACCAATGGGAAAAATTGCAGAATCTCTTATTAGTGAGGGAGTAAAACTTGGAGTTTCTTCTCGTGGTATTGGTTCTCTTGCTTTAAACAGAGAAGGGGTTAATATCGTCGGTAATGATTTTATGCTCGCAACTGCTGCAGATATCGTTGCTGATCCTTCTGCACCTGATGCGTTTGTTGAAGGGATCATGGAAGGAAAAGAGTGGATATGGGATGGGGGCATTCTTCGTGAAAAGTATGCAACAAAAACTTATAAAAGAATTAATACATTAGTGGATCAGAAAAAACTTGATGAACATAAGTTGGAATTATTCAACAACTTCTTAAACAACCTTTAATTCATTAAATATCTTAATTTATAAATAAATATAGATTTACTACAGGAAAATCGGAGAGTTCAAATGTCTCGTGGTACACAATTACAAGAAATGGAAGTAGGCACTAAACCATCCAAAACTGCTGTTAATGCAGGTGCAAAAGCAGGAGATGCTATGCCCCACCTTTCAGGTTCAACTCCAGGACAAACTGGTTCTTGGGAAGACCTTGGTGGACCAACACCAGAAAACTACAAATCAGATGATGATTCAGCAAAGTTGAAAACTCCTGGTGCAACTCTTAAGCAGGTTAAGGATGTTGTCAATAAAGGTGCTAAGCCTGCCGAGGCGATGAAAGGTATGAAAGAAGAAGAAGAACTCGAAGATGAAGATCTCATCGAAGAAGAGACTGAAGAAGAAGAGACTGAAGAAGATGTAGATGCTGAAGAGGCAGAAACAGAAGAAGATGAAGATGAGGAGGAAGAGGAAGTAGTAGAGGAAGAGTATAACATCGAAGAAGATGTTAATGCTCTTATGGAAGGTGAGGACCTCTCAGAAGAATTCAAAGAAAAGGCAAAAATTATCTTTGAAGCAGCAATTAAATCAAAAGTTACTGAAATTAAAGAAGCTCTCGAAGAGCAATATTCAGTAGCACTTGCTGAAGAAGTAGAAGAAATCAAGATTGCTCTCTCTGAGCGTGTTGATTCTTATCTTGAGTATGTTGCAGATGAGTGGTTTACTGAAAACGCTCTTGCAGTTGAAGAAGGTCTTAAGACCGAAATGACCGAATCATTCCTTTCCGGAATGAAGGATCTTTTTGAAGCACATTATGTATCAATCCCTGAAGATAAATATGATGTTCTTGAGAGCATGGTAGAAAAACTTGATGAAATGGAAGAAAAACTCAACGAGCAGATTGAGAAAAACGTTTCACTCAACAAGCGTCTCGCAGAGTCGGTTGCTGATGGAATTTTAGATCAAGTCTCTGAAGGTCTTGCAAAGACTCAGAAAGAGAAGCTCGCTTCACTTGCCGAAAGTGTTGAGTTTGAAAGTGAAGAAGAATATCGTGAAAAACTGGAGACGTTGAAGGAATCATATTTTCCTTCAAAAGGAACTTCTCCATCCGCTAAAACAGAAACTCTTTCTGAGGGTGTAGACGTTGCATCTGAATCTTATTCAGATTCAATGAATGCATACCTGAGAACTCTGGGTGCTTTTAGCAAAAATAACTGAATTTAACATTAAATCAAACGCAAACTTTACATAGGTACACGCAAATGTTCATGTCAGAGCATCTGCAGGAAAAGTGGGCACCTCTCCTCAACTATGAGGGTCTTGATCCAATCAAAGATTCCCATCGTAGAGCGGTAACCGCCGTCCTGTTAGAAAACCAAGAAAAATTCCTCCGTGAGCAAACAGCATTTGACAACGGATCAATGTCAATGCTGATGGAAGCACCAACCAACGCTGTTGGTAATGGTGGATTCACCGGTAATGGTGGAACCAATACCGCAGGTTTCGATCCAGTTCTGATCTCACTCATCAGACGTTCAATGCCTAACCTGGTCGCATATGACCTCGCAGGTGTTCAACCAATGAGTGGTCCTACTGGACTCATCTTCGCAATGCGTTCACGTTATACCAGTCAGTCTGGCACAGAAACCTTCTTCAACGAAGTAGATTCTGCATTCTCAGGTCAACCAAAAGGTCTTGATGATGCTAATGGTTTCTCTGATGTTGTTGCTGGTCTCGGTACAACTTCACAGTCTGGTGATAACCCAGCTGTTCTGAACCCTGTATCATCTGCATCTTCCGTTGGATATGATGTAGGTCAGGGTCTCCGCACCGACTCTGCAGAAGGTCTTGATGGCACCGCTAACGATGCTTTCAACCAGATGGCATTCTCAATCGAGAAAGTCACTGTTACTGCAAAGTCAAGAGCTCTGAAGGCTGAGTACTCACTTGAGCTTGCTCAGGACCTCAAGGCAATCCACGGTCTGAATGCAGAAGCTGAGTTGGCAAATATTCTGTCAACTGAGATTCTTGCTGAAATCAACCGTGAAGTTATCAGAACCATCTATAAGGTTGCTGAGCAAGGTGCTGTTCAAAACACTGCTACTGCAGGTATCTTCGACCTCGACGTTGACTCCAACGGTCGTTGGTCTGTTGAGAAGTTCAAGGGTCTGCTCTTCCAAATCGAGAGAGATGCAAACGCAATTGCACAAAGAACTCGTAGAGGAAAGGGCAATATCATCATGTGCTCTGCTGACGTTGCTTCAGCACTGACCATGGCTGGTGTTCTCGATTACACCCCTGCCCTCAACGCAAACCTGAACGTTGATGACACTGGTAACACCTTTGCTGGTGTTCTGCAAGGTAAGTATCGTGTTTATATCGATCCTTATTCTGCAAACCTCACCGCATCAAACGGTGCTCCTACCGGTGGTAACCAGTACTACGTTGTTGGTTACAAGGGTTCCAGCCCATACGATGCTGGTCTCTTCTACTGCCCATATGTTCCTCTCCAAATGGTTCGTGCCGTTGGTGAGAACTCCTTCCAGCCTAAGATTGGCTTTAAGACCCGTTATGGTCTTGTTGCTAACCCATTTGCAGAAGGAACCACTCAGGGTCTCGGCAGACTTCAAGTTAACCAGAACCGTTACTACAGACGTGTTGCTGTTAAAAACCTCATGTGATCTAATTTCACAAGGTTTATCAAGAGGGTCTTCGGACCCTCTTTTTTTATCTAAATATTTAAAAAAATAACAATATGGCAAGTCCATCTGGAAGAGCTTCTCAGATAGAAAATAGAAACTTTTTATCTCCAACAGGTTTTAAATTTTCATTAAAGAGAAGTCCCAAAGTGTCATTCTTTTGCAATCAAGCAAATATTCCAGATTTAACTCTTGGAGTGACAGTTCAACCATCATATCTAAAAGATATTGATACTCCTGGAGATAAGATAATATTTGGTGATTTGAATTTAAGATTTTTAGTTGATGAAAATCTTGAAAATTATATGGAGATTCAAAAATGGATTCGTGGACTTGGATATCCAGATAGTATGCAAGAATTTTTTGATTTAGAAGCAAGTGGAAAAGATTTGGGAATCTTACCCACAGATAAAGGAGATAACATTTATTCGGATGGAACCTTACAAATTTTAAGCAGCAATTTAATTGCAAAATTTAATGTTAATTTTAAAGATCTATTTCCATATTCACTATCAACCATTACGTTTGATGCTACCGATACAGACATTCAATACTTTACAGCAGACGTAAGTTTCAAGTATACTATCTACAATATAACTACTCTCGGCGGAACTCCTTTATGAGTGTTGATCTTGATAAAATTCAAGAAATGTGGGAAAAAGATTCAAAAATAGATCCAGACAATTTACATACAGAATCTTTAAATATCCCAGTTCTTCATGCAAAGTATTTCGAATTATACAATACAATATTTCTTTTAAGAAAAAAAGCAGAGCAACAGAAAAGAAACATTCGTCACGAACGATATGAATATTATTCTGGGAAATCAGATCCAGAAGTTTATGTAGACAACCCATTTCCCAAAAAGATTCGTGATAAAGATACAATGCAAAAATATCTGGATGCAGACGAAAAACTTTCTACTGTCTGCCTAAAGATAGATTACTACGACACAATGCTTGTTTATATTGAAAGCATTTTAAAGATGATTCAAAACAGAACGTATCAAATTAAAAATTCTATTGAGTTTATGAGATTTAACTCTGGACTAGGGTAAATAAATATTCATAGATGAATGAATCATCGTGAATACAACAGACCTCGTAATCTCTAAATCAAACGAAGTATTTTTAAAAATCAACACCGAACCTCATATTGAATATGAGTTGAGGGATCATTTTAAGTTCGAAGTTCCCAATGCCAAATTCATGCCACAATATCGTGGTAGAAATTGGAATGGAGAAATTCATTTATTTGATATGAGATCCAAGCAGATCTATGTTGGTTTGTTAGATAAAATTGTAAACTTCTGTGAGCAATACGGATATTCTTATAAGTTTGAAGATAATAAGTTTTACGGACAACCTTTTGAGGTTAATGAAGGAATTTCATATGAGGGTGTCAAGGATTATATGCATTCTATTTGTGCTCAT